TAAATCCTACTGCCATAAGGGGTAATGCCACGGCTCCAGCCGTTGCTGTTGCAGATGTGTTGCCTGATGCAAAGTTGATTGTGCCTGCGGATGTAAAGCCTGTCAATAATGTACCAGAACTATTCAAAAATTGCTGGAAATCGGCTGTTTGTGATGAGTTTGCAGTAATTCTTAAACCAACCCGTGTTCCAATCCCTATGCCCATATTGAGCTGAACGCTTCCCGTTACACCTCCGCCAATAGCAGCTATTCCAGGTGTTGCTAGTTGTGAGTTAGCGTTTGTACCAACAACCAAAGCACCTATTCCAGTTGCTCCTAAAAGTGTCATAGTGCCGCTTGAATCTATTTTTGCCAGCACCGTTCCCGCGCTGTTCTGCCATTCTTGAAGGTTGGCTGTTTGAGATGCTGCGCCGCGGACGATAAATCCTGGCGTTGATGCACCTAAAGTGATGACACCTAAAGTTGGAGCAGAGGTATAGAAACCAGAACCGCCATTGACGAGGACTCTTCCATCACTGCCTACTCGCGTTAATACGGTTGCTGAGCTGTTCTGCCACTGTTGGAGATCAGCCGTCTGGGAAGCTGCGCCTTGAATGATTAAGCCTACTAATGTGCTTGATGGAATATACGAGTTAATGTTTGCTGTTGCCGTGCTATTGCTTCCAGCACTTAAACGCCCAGATGTAAGGTAAGAGCCGCTAGTCGTTAGCCTTGCTAAAACAGTAGAAGTAGAATCCTGCCATTGCTGAAGATTGCCTGGAGTCGTTGCGTTAGCTATAACAACTAATCCAATACCTGAAGCAATAGCGTTAATTGTTTGCTGACCACCTGTGAAAGTGTTAGCAGTAGATAGCAATGGGATTGTGGTCCATTGGGTGTTGTAATCAGTTCCATCGATCTTGAGTAATGCTTGACCAGTAGTACCGCCTGCAACTACTCCTGCACCTGTCGCTCCAGTTGCTCCTGTGGCTCCTGTGTCACCTTTAGGACCTTGAGCTCCACCTGCACCTGTTGGACCTGTTGGACCTTGAATGCCTTGTGGACCTTGAGGACCGATAGGACCTGCTGGACCCTCTGGTCCCTGTGGACCTTCTGGACCGCCTGCTGGACCTGCTGGTCCCTGTGCGCCGCGAGGACCTGGAAAGAGGTTATTAGAACTGATCGTGACTCTAGCCATTGGAGCCTCCTAGCATAGGGATGTTAAAAAACTTAGAATCTTGATCCGCACTCTTTGCAAAAGAGACATGGATATGGGCTGTGTGCTTGTTAAATCCTGTGTACTTAACCCATCGCCATAGGGATTTGCGTGAGCAGATTTTGCCCATGTGGATAATGTAAGTAATTCGTTTATCGGATTTCGCACATTCTCGAATCTGATCTGCAAGATATACGGAAGTTCCCTTTGCTCTGTTGAGGTCAGCATCAATGTCGATGGCACGAACCCATCCTTGAGCATCTGGATTGTGATCAGACTTGCGAGCAGAGTGTTTGGTATCACCGATCCACCCATCGGAAGCTCGATCTCTATCTGGGAAACTGTCATCGATCTGCTCTCTCAGCTGGATGGCAGATTTACTTAGGCGCGGCTTCAAAGTCTGCCTCATATTGAGCGAACTCAGCATCCGTCATAACGCGAGTCTTGACCTCACCAGTTGAAGTATCAACGATTGTAACCTTTGGCTTCATAGTGCAACTCCAAATAATGTGATGTTTCCTGAAGTAAATGTTGATGTTGTGATTACTTGAAGGCTAGTGATTGCAGATGTGGTCTCGTAATCGCCCTGAGGAATGTCTGTCGAGTAAGTAAAGCCGCTACCAGTTGAAGTGTTGTAACCCTTAAATGTCTTGTTGCCTGTTGTGTTGATGTTTTCAACAGTTAAGATTGCACCGAATGAGTTGCCTCCAGGACCAGCATCAATAGATGTAGTTCTGACTGGAACAGCCAATACGCCAGCAGCTGTATCTGTACTGCGTTGGCGAATGAAACTATACTTGCTACCTGTATCGGAATTAAAGCGAACGCTTAAGGTTGCACCTGTTGATGATGTAACAGGGGTAGCGATTACTTTGAGTTTGCTGTAACCGCTGATCGATGTGAATGACACAGTTGAGCCTGAAGCAGTTACGCTTGAGATGACCTGCCAGTTCTCACCGACTGGTTGCTGGGCTGGGACTACGCTAGAACCCATTATGCAATCTCCATTCCAGAGATGTGGAAGTTCACTGCTGTATTAGATGCCCCACCCTTGATTGTCTTAGTGGTAGCCAATACCTGCTTAAGATCGATGTACACAGTTGAGTTGCCTGAGATTGGAGTTGCTGTGTGGATAGCAATGTCATCGAGGCTGAGCGTGAATGTGTAGAGCGTGCCGCTTGTGTTAGTCACTGCAATGTTAGTTACGACTGTTGATGTGCTTGCTGGCACTGTGTAGAGCGTTGTCGTTGTGGTAGTTGTAGCAGCCCCACGAAAGAGAGCCTTTGCTGTATTTGCCATTAGTATGCTCCCATCAGAGCTGAGATTACTTGATCTTGAACGGTTGAGTCAGCAGATGAACCGAGTGTGCGGATAGCCGCTGCACCATTCTTCACCAATGCTGTATCGTCTGGAGTGCTCCAGCCAAAGTTAGTTGTGCTTGCCATTCTCTGCTCCTAGTCGTATGTAGCCCATTGTACCGCAGCCCCCACCGCATTCCATGCAAGCGCGGCATCCACATCTTGCCAGCGTGTAGGCTGAATGGAATATGAGGACTCACTGGTTGTCAATGAGATAACTGCTTGATTGCGTGAAACCTGAAGAATCCAACCCTCTACGAATCCGTAGTAGTTAGTAGGCACTAGCGGAACTGGTAGTCCTGTGATTGACACGCCCTTATCCATGGTGATCTGAAGAAGCTCATCAAGGTCAGCATCTGAGACATTAGGCGAATCTAGTTGAATCGTGAATGCGCTCATGTTCAGGCGTGGCACTCTGCGTAGTGCAATGTACTTGTCAGCCAGTTCCTGAGCCTCTGACATATTATGTAGCTCAGTGCTTATTTGAGCCCCTAGGAGGCCATACAAGCCTTGTGAGGTGGCATCTGAGGCAGTGACCACGGCATTGGCTTTGTAGGATAGGCGAATCTCATTGAGGATGTCTCCGAGGCTTTTAGCAGATGAGACTGATCTCCATAGAATGTAATCTTCAGGAATGTCAAGATAGCCATTGGCTGTGACTTCAATGGATCTGCGTGACTCATTGGCAAAGCCCACTTCACCGCTGGTTGTTTCATAAATGTATCCGTTAGCCATAGAGGCATATTTAGCAGCTGAGGCGTAGGCATCGAGAGGATTAGCCGCAACATCTGTAAACTCATAGATACCAGGTGAATCCACTACATCGACTGTGACTCCAGCATCGCTGAAGATCTGAGTCATACGCGCTGAGTCAAGTTCTTTGACATAGGCGATGTGCCAATGATCTTGCGAGACATAGCAGCGAATGGTCCAACGGCAGTAAGTGTGATGACCGCCACTTCCTCGACTGCACCGACTGCAACCATGCGTGAGGCTATGTTTGTGACCTTGCCAGTAAAGACTGTACGAGCTACGGCAGAGGCATTGTCCACAGTAATGACCAAAGAGTCATTGATCTCGAATGCGTAATCTGAGTCATCCCAGTTCACAATCTCTACTGTTGAGTAACCTGTGCGAGCCTGCTCCCAATAGGATGTGCGACCATAAGTGACTGAGACTGAGTTGATTGTCTTAGAACTATAATCAACCCCATCGACCGTTACTGTGCAATTAGGATTCCAAGTCATTATCCGAATGTACTCAATCCGAGAGTGTTGAATGAACCGCTTGTGTTGGCTTCAGTCTTTAGAAGTCCTGCGATCTGTCGAGCAGTTCCAGCAGGATCGACTGCGCCATTGACTGTGATATTGACTGCCCCTGCTCTTGCTGCATCTGGACCGCTTGCTGGCAGTTTAGGCGCAGCTGTGGCTCCTCCGATTGTAGGGATGTTTGGCAGGATAGGGATTGCGTTGTAAGCCTTGATAACTGTGTTGATTGCATTGATAGCAACCTGGACTGCGCGAGTGATGCCAGAGATTACATCGGCGATGATGTCAATGATTCCACCTGCGATCTTGCCAACTACCTTGAGCGCACCGCCTAATGTGACCACTAGGACTGGCACTACATAATCAACTAGGAATCTGCCAAAGTCCTGGAATGTCTCTTTGTTGCGAGAGATTGCATCTGTGATTGGCTTGAAGAACTCAGCGAACTTGCCAAGATTAGGAATGACCTTATTGACAATGAGATTGACTAGATCCTCAATGATAGGCAGAAGCCTTGCTCCGATTGCTTCCTTGCCTTCATCAAATGCAACCTTGAGGCGTTCAATGCGCCCTTGGTATGTCTCAGCATTAGCCGCTGCTGCTCCACCGAATAGATCAGTTAGTTGCCCCTGTACTTGCTCAAATGACATGGTCTTAAGCTCTGCTGCACTCAGTCCAATACCCAAGCGACCAAGAGCGGCTGTGTTGCCCTCGTATGCCTTACCAAGGGCATTAGAGACTGCTTCCAATGGCTTACCAGTTTGCGCTGATATATCCATTGCCATGGCAAGTAAATCTTGAGCTTTATTGACATTACCTGTAGCAACTGCCAAGCGACTTAATGCTGGGCGTAGGTTGTCATCTGACACGCCTGTAGCCAAAGACATCTTGAGGATCTGGTCCTCTGTGGCTTTGATCTGGGCTTCAGTCGCGCCTGTGGCTCGCTCTAGCGCACCTGCTAGTTTGACCTGTGCTGCTTCATCTGCGATTGCAGCTTTAACGCCATCAATGGCCAACTTGGAAGCATAAGCACCAGCTGCAACGCCAGCGGCTAAGAATGCCGCACCTGCGAGCTTGCCGAACTTGGAAACCTTATCTCCGAAAGTCTGGACCTCTGTTGAACTCTGATCGAGCTTCTTTCGTAAATCATCGACATCTGCAAGGATGGATAACTTGAGCGTTCTACTTCCAGCCATTAGTTATACTCCTTAAGAATCTTGCCAAATGCTTCTTCCCATTGCTGAACCAGTTGTGGCTGGATCGCTCTGAGTGTTGGATAAATAAAGTAACCTGCATTGCCTCTGCCCTGGGTAGGCGTACGGTTTGGGAACTGCTTGAAGCGATTAGAACCAAACTCCATACCAGCCCATAGGTCACGAGTAGTTGCACCGCCTGAGAATCGCTGAGAAGCGAAACCATAGGAGAACTCACCGACTCGTGATGACTTAGAGACTCGTACACCGCTTGCAATGCGAGAAGCAGCAACACCAGAGACTGTTCTGGTGGCTGCCGCCGCTTTAATCTTATCTGCTGCAAACTCAGCTAGTGCCGAGGATTCCTTCTTAGCCTGGAGAACTGCCTCATCTGACATTGCCTTAAATGCTGAAGTAATGGCTCGGAGTTCTTTGCGATCATAGGCGATTGCATCACTTGCCATGTCGCTCCTCCAATACTTCAATCGCTGTCAGAATGTCGCTGGCATCGTTCCATTCGCTCATCGGTATTCCTGTGGCTATTGCTAGTTCTATTAAGAGGCGGCTTACGCTTCCTCTGCTGTGGCTTTTGGGCTATCAGCTACTCGATCGAAATCGATTACCGACTCCATCCAAATCTCAAGAGGCTTGGTTGGCTTGCCTGCTGCATCTCTTTTGTACGCGCTATGGGCAACGAACAACAGATCCCAGATTCCCTGAAACTCAGCGATTGACTTGGATGTTGCTCGTTCCCACTTCGCAAAATCTGGTGGATAGGCAGTCAATGTCTGCTCATCACCTGTGCTGTATTTAATTATGTATGTTTGCTGCATTGTTTGCTCCCGTTGTTAGTTTTTAGCTGAAGGACTCTGTTGGAACACCCACGACTGTGAATGACCAAGTTTGTGTCTGTGCGCCTGGTGCTTCTCCACCGACTGATGGGAATACTGGCAACACGTTGCAGGCAAATACTGCACCTGTAACTGCTGTCAATGATACTGCCAATGTTGTGTTTGGTGCTGTCTCACATGCTGTCCACATTGCTTCGCATAGTGAAGATGATGCACCCCAGTCAGATAGCAATGAAACATCGAGTGTCCACTGATCGTCTGTGTGCTTGTAAGCCTTGCCATCTAGTGTCTGATACACATCGATAGTTGCTTCGTTAGTTAGTGAAACGCTAGTAGTCTGTGCATCGTAATTTACTGTTGCGATGGTTAGAACTAGGTCGCGCCCTGTGATTACTGTTGTTGGCACTTGTTCTCCTTAGGCTGTCTGGGTGTAGCGTGTGCTAACCCGAATGTCTGCGACCAGTAAGTTACTAGCACCTACTGTTGTCACTGTTGGTCGATCTACTGCTGAAACCTCATAACCTGCTGGTATGACGGCTACAACACTTGTGATGAGCTGCTCGATGTTGTCGAGACTGGCTGGATTGCTGTTATAAGCAACGCAGCATGTGATTGTGAAATTAAGTTTAGTTCTAAAGCCTGATCCGTTAATTGTCTCGAACTCCATATAAGGAGAATCTGGCACAACTACTACAGCAGGAGCAGGGATCTGCTCTGGCACATAACTAAACACATTGGCGGCAACCCCTGAGAGAGCTGTGGCTAATGGTGTGCGAACTGCTGAGAGTATTGTTGATGGCATTATTGAGCAATGCTTCCTACATCAACAATTGACCCAAGCAAGCCTGATACGCGGTTGTAAAGTGAGCGACCCATGCG